AATTAAATATGGAAATAAAATAGAAACCATTCCGAATTTATTTTATTCAAATTTATATTCTGGCAAAGTCATCGGAGCATATTTGGATCGTTCAATTACTAATCTGGAACCAGTCAATAGATATATTGCACCATCAAATTTTATAGATCTTATGGCACAAGGTTTAAACATTGAGTATGGGAAATCATTAAATCATATGAGATGCTTAGAAGCTAAACATTCAGACCCATTCCCGATAATTTCTACTATACCGATGCCAATTATTATGAAAATTGTAGGATGGAAAAATATACCAGAATTCAAATACAAAACAATTTGGTCACAGAAAACTATAATCAAGAAACCAGAGGTGATGATAAATCAGACAATATACTATCCAGATCCCTTTGTAGACTTTTATAGAATTTCAATTACCAATAATATTGTTACGACGGAATATATAAAAGAGCCACACAATGCTGGTCCAGATATTATGGGAGCATTGCGTGATGATTTTGGCATAGAAGCTAAAGAACTTTCCCCAATCATTATGTCTGAAATGAAATATGGAAAACTCTTACCAATAGATGAAAAGATAAGGAAGGAATTTATTTTATATTTAACTCAAAAATATAATATTTTCTCAATCGGAAGATTTTCTACATGGAGGCAGATTCTACTTGATGATATTGTTAAAGATATTAAGATAGTAGAAGGACTGCTTGGCGACTCTTATAAAACTAAATTACAATCTGAGAAAGGAGAGTAAGATGGGACACATGGGACAAATCCTATTAGCACTTATAATTTTCGGAATTATATTTGCTTTGATTAGCTGCTCTAATCCTTACATAATTGAGATTCCTGAATGGTACACATCTCCTCCAACATTGGAGAAGAATACAATCTCTTCGGGATTTGGCAAATCAAAGCATAAACAGATGGCTCTTGATATGGCGATAATGGCAGCAAAAAGATCAGCAGCAGATAGCATCGCTAGTAATATCAAAGGTCGTTCAAAATATTACTTGTCAGAAGGAACTTCACAAGGAACGGAAATTGCTATGATTGAAACAATTAATATGAGGATTGAGAATTATACAAGACTTAAGACAGAGATAAAAGAAACAATTTATGGATATGAAGCATATGTTCTTCTGTCTTTCCCACAGCAATTCAATAATGAAATATTTTCAGAGATAGAAAGGAATTAATCATGAAAGTTAAATTAATAAACTATACAGATGATGCAAAAAATCTTTTGCTCTTTACAAAGAACACAAGATTGATGAATATAGAAAATTCGTATGACTCTGTAAAGAATTGGCCAGAGAACAAAAAACAAGGAGAATTAGATTACATGTTAAAGACTATAAAATCTTCTTGGGAATTTGTTGATTATACTTTTGATATAAGAGATGTGACAAGAGCATTCACCCATCAGTTTGTAAGAACTCGTAAAGCAAGTTATGCACAACAGTCCCAAAGGACAGTTAAGATGGATCTTTTTAGTTACCATACAACAGATGCAATATTAGAAAACCCAGAAGCGAAAGAAGTTTATGATGAGACGATGCAACACATTCATGCAGGTTATCAGAAATTGTTAAAAATGGGTATTAATGCAGAAGATGCTCGTGGTGTTCTGCCAACAAACATTCATACCAATATTGTAGCAAAATTCAATCTTAGAACTTTACATGAGATGGCTAAATCAAGATTGAGTCCAAGAGCACAAGGTGAATATCAAGAGGTGTTCAAACTTATGGTAAAAGAAGTTGTCTCTGTTCACTCTTGGGCAGAGCCATTTCTAACACCAACAGAATGGGCAGCACCATCTATGGCGAAACCACTAAATGAAAGGAAAGAGAGCAATGCAAAGAATAATTCTGTGTGATATAGATGGCACTCTTGCTAATGTAGTTCACCGAATCCACCTTGTAACTGGTGAGGAAAAGAATTGGGATGAATTTAATTCTTTATGTCAAAGCGATCGTGTAAAAGAAAATATTGCTAATATCCTAAGACAATTTGTCGGAGACCATGAAACAACAATAGCAATAGTAACAGCTCGAGAAAACAAGTGGAGAAAAGAAACAGAAGAATGGCTTCATTTGAATGATATACCTTATGATGATTTGCATATGAGACCGATTGGTGATAAAAGATCGGATGCTATTATTAAAGAGGAAATATTCAAGAAAAATTATGGCAAGGAAAATGTTTGGTTTGTTCTTGAAGATCGCTCAAAAGTTGTTAAAATGTGGAGAAAATTAGGATTGACTTGTCTACAAGTAGCAGAAGGAGATTTTTAATGGAACAGCCAAAATTAAGAATTGTTCATAACAATCTTGAGTTTGAGAGAGTTCCTGTTGCGAGGATATTAGATGCAGTACCAACAATGCTTGACAAATTTGAAAAGTTTTTAGAAGAGGTGCAAGAACTTGCATTAAAAACAAAAGAACTTGAAAAGAAATTAAAGATTGTTGGTGAGGAGATAGATGATGCCATCAAACCTACAGAATAAAATGCAGAATGCACTTAACACTGCTAAAGAACGAGGTGAACAATATGGACATTCTTATCTTACTCATGGAGAGGTGATGAAAGTATTGTTTCCCGAAGGCATCAATCTGAAAACAAAAAAAGATTTTAATCGCTATGGAGCATTGAATCTAATTGTTACAAAATTAATTCGATATTGCAATAGCTGGGACAAACCACACCAAGACTCAATTCACGATCTAGGAGTTTATGCATTTATATTGGAGACAGTTGATGATAGTAATTGATCTTGAGACCACAGGACTACTTATGCCAGAGGCATCAAATATTGAAGAGCAACCTTATATCATAGAAGTTGGTGCAATCAAATTAGATAAAGATTTAAAGAAGATCGATGAATTAGATTTCCTTGTTAATCCTGGAATTCCATTAACACCTTTAATAACAAAGATAACAAAGATAACAGATGGTGATTTAAAAGACAAGCCACCATTTGTAAGTTATTTTGATAAACTTGCTGAATTCTTTTTAGGAGAGAGCACATTGGTTGCTCACAATTTGCCATTTGATAAAGGAATATTGAAGTACAATTTAGATAGAATTGATAAGACTACGAATTTCCCATGGCCAAAGAATAACTTATGCACCATAGAAGTTGGTCAGCAGATCTGGGGAAAGAAAAGAAAACTATCAGACCTATATAAAGAAATTACAGGAAAAGAACATAAAGGTGCCCACCGAGCTCTTGTAGATGTTGAGGCAACAGTTGAAGTTCTTAGATGGTACAAAGAGAAAGGACATTTAGATGGCTAATTGGCGAGCAAAAATGATGAATTGGGATCCGAAAAATGCAGATTGGGGAGGGCAAGAGCAGATTGAAAAATCTATTAAAGATGCCCAATCTAATGTAAAAAATTTAAATTTATATGGAAAAGGAGGAATTGTTCTTGATTTAGGATCAAATATTGGAGAATTTGCAATAAGTGCTTCTAAATTTTTTGACAAAGTTTACTGTTATGAGTCGCACCCATTATCTTATGAAATTTCTATTGCAAGAACAAAAAGTTTTCCAAATATAATTATTGAAAATAAAGCTGTTTGGTCGAGTGATGGGCAAAAACTTTTTGTTTCGACTCCTGAGAATTCAATAGGTTCAACAACCAGAATAACAAAAATTTATCCAAATAAAAAAGAAGGTTATTACAGAGAAGTTAACTCAATTGATTTTAATTATCTTCTTAAAGAAAAGATGCCTAGAGTAATAAAGATGGATATAGAAGCCACTGAATATGAAGTATTGCCTGAAGCAAATTTTAATAAAAATCTTGAATTTATCTCTATTGAGTTCCATTCACCTTTCGTCTCAAAAGGAAGAGAGAATAAAATGGAAAAATGTTTTGAAAATTTATATAATAATGGATTTGAAATAATCAATAATGTTAATTTCAAAAGAAGGAAAATATTTTATTTCACAGCAATTTTAAGAAGAAAGATTAAAAATGATTAATCTAAAGATCAGGACAGAGTATTCTTTTCGTCGTGCTTATGGAACATTAGAGAAAATAATAGAAACTTGCAATACTGAAAGAATTGCTATAACTGATGATGGAACATGGGGGCATGTACCACTTTCCAAATTATGCAAAAATCCAATATATGGAGTTGAGATAGCATTTGTTGAAGATGCAAAGGAAAGAAGCAAACAACCAACCAATTATGTAACTTTCCTTGCTAAAAATAATAGTGGTCTTAAAGAAATTTATAATCTTACTTCTCTGGCTACAGCCAAAGAACACTTCTATTATTTCCCAAGATTAGATTACACCCATCTTTTTGATATAAGTGAAAATGTTTTCATACTTTCTGGTTCTAATCCAAACTGGGGATTATTACCAAAAAATAAAAATGTATTTGCAGAAATAAATCCTATGAGTACAAAAAAAGTTTTAGATCTAAAATTCCCATTAGTAGCAACAAGTGATAATTTCTATCCCAGAATTACAGACAGAAAAGTTTATGAAGTTCTTGTTGGCAGAAATCATCAAGCAAGAACCAAGCCAATGCACATCCTTGATGAGTGGGAATACAAGAGTGCTATTCCATGGGCACCACAGGAAGCTATTGATAATACACATTTAATTTCTAAAGATTGCAATGCTTCTCTTACACAAGCGAATATGGTTAAATTTGAGAAAACTAAATCTCTTCTTGAACTGTGTAAAGAAGGTGCAAAGAAATTGAATATTAATTTATCTGATGTAAAATACAAAGAGAGATTACAATATGAATTAGGACTCATTGATGAGAAGAAATTTGAGGATTATTTTTTCGTTATTGCAGACATGGTTAATTATGCAAAACAACACATGTTTGTTGGTCCAGCAAGAGGAAGTAGTGCAGGATCTTTAGTCTGTTATTTGTTAGGAATTACAGATGTGGATCCATTAAAACATAATTTATTATTTGAAAGGTTTATAGATGTTAACAGAGCTGATTTACCAGACATTGATATTGATTTCCAAGACAATCGTAGAGAATTGGTTTTTACTTATTTAAAAGAGAAATATGGATATGACAAAGTTGCAAGACTTGGAACCATAAGTCGTTATAAAGCAAAAAGCACAATTGGAGAAGTTGCTAAAGCATTGAATATTCCCCAATGGGAAGTCAATGATTTAAAAGGAGCAAT